AGTGGCATAACTCTCATCACTTGCCATTGTGAGATCGTGAACTTTTAAAGATTTATTCTCACAGTAGGGACAAGCCATGATTCCCTTGTCCTTGTTGCGCTTGTATTTGGCTTTGAATCCCTTATGCATCTCGTTATACATAATATGCTTTCTCCTGTTCCATGCACTCCTTCTCATCCGCTAAGACAATATCCTTGTCCACGCCACCCATCAGACGGGTGATCAAACGATACTTCTCTTCGTTCTCAATCAGCTTCCGCCGATCCATCGCCAAGCGAAACAAGGTAGAGACAGCCATCAACTTGCCGCCCATCCCGCATGTGTCATATTCCCTGTCGGTTCTTGCGGGATACCACCAAACAAACATGCCCCAAGGATTCTCCCCAAGGGCATCAGCTATTTCGTTGAATCTTTCCTGCGGGATGGCCGTGTCAAACGTGCCGCTTAACCCGCTCATCTCGAATAGTTTTTCCGTCGTTATCATTATTTATTTCCTTATAGATTCTGTTGAACCACCAGTCAGCCAATGGCTGTGGGCATTTTGTAATTACTTTACCCCGCCGATTGGTTGTCTTGGTTGATTCAAAAAGGTTCTGCTGCGTCATGCGTTAACCTTAATTGTAAGGTGACAATTGATCCATCAAAAAAACAGGACGTGTCCAACGCCCAGCCCAATGAACCACGACGCCACACCCCAGAAGATCAATTTGGTAGGTTTCATAAGCCTAATTGATTGAGGTATTCGTTCTCAATGCGCGGCGTCTCATCGAATGAAACAACAACTTGATCCGCTTCAGCACACATCCCCATTGCCATGCAATGGTTCACAACATCCTTGTGACCAGCCCTCTTCGGAACCTGACACAAGTACGAGCCGTTAGCATACAACTCACGGCTTTCCTTCTTCACGACACCATTATTGGTGTATTCATAGTCCACGACAGGGACTACGTTGCACTCTAAACGCTCACAAATAGGGCGAGCGTACTCATTCATTGCTTTACTCATTTACTTTTCTCCTATTAGCAGCGGTGCGCTGCCGTCGTCACACCCCAGGAGTGCAGCGATGGCAATGCACCAGCACCAAAGGGAAAGGGCGACACCAGTTGCCTAGTGCCGCCCTTCCAATTGGCCACTAACATTTAATTAATCTACCCAGTCAAGACCTGTCACGTCTGCTGTATAGTGTATTATTTAACAATGGACGCACTCGTTTCTAATTGAAACCCCTCTGGCGTTTTGTCACGTCTCGTACCACCGTGATCCATCCAATTGCGAATCCTAGCCATGAGCGATGCGGTCGCATCCAATCAGTAACACAACGCAAACCTTGTGCGTTTGCCATTTACTCAGGCTAATAGATTTCCAGGCGACGGCAGGGAACACTTCTCCCATCCTACACCTAGATGCTGCACGATTTATGCGGAACAATTCCCTTAATACGTCAGCTTATCGGTTCACTTTACCCGAACCGCATGGCCAGCCCTATTTATCGGCGGTATTAATCGCGATAGGTTTTGAACCAAACACCCTAAAAGAGTGAAGCGGACACAATCCACCCCTGACGTTTTGTCGATTCAAAAAAAAAGGAAACAGGTTTGACGGGGAAAACTTGAAAACAATTGCAAATTGATTCAAGACACAATTCCCCCGTCACGTTTTTACTTTGTTTTTTGTAAAACGCTTTGGGCAAATGGTACGCTTGGCAAATATATTTGCCTTGGCCGTTGCTGGCCATGCACCAAAAATCGAAAGCTCTATTGATAGGCTGTTACGCCAAGCAAAACTTTTGTTTCTATTGCTTCAAATTGCGGACGCCCCTTGCCGGTTTTTTGATTGTCAGCTTGCTTGTTTGCGGTTCGGCAAGGCGTTTCGCCCTTTGTACCTACGCTTGCCAAGCGACTGGGATTGATTCCCGCGATACGGTTTGCCGGTGGTTTTCTATTAAACGCAACCAAATTTTTGTGACAATCGCAACGTGATATCTTTTTAAGAGTGACGCAACCGCCCCAACTTTTGGCAAGTTGGCATTGACTACGGCCCTTTTTCAATCACGGGCGAATTATTTACACAATAAAAGAGAAAAGTTTTTCCGTTTACTTCGGGCGGATTGTGTATCCGTGCCGGTTTTCAACGCTTTTCGCTTTGTTTGTCAAAGAGCAAAACAAGACCAAGACAAACCGCCTTGGCCTTGGTTTGCCCTCCGCCGAAGCGGGGGCAAAGCGTTTTATTTTTTTAAGGATGCTTCCCGTTCCGCATATGCGGCCAACATCTTGGCTTTGTCTTTTGCCAAGGCTGCTATTTTTTCATCGTCGAACGCTTCGCGGCGGAGTTTGCCTTGCAATGAAACGAACGCGCGATATTGGCCATCCTCGCGGCTCCATTTGGCGTTTGCCTTGCCAACTTTGATCGATTCAAACCGCCCCGTTGTGAGGGCGAATTGATTGTGTACGCGATTAAGCAGGTCTTTTTGGTGTTCTTTGGATAGCGTGGACAATCCGGCAACGTCTTTATTTTTGATTAGAAAATCGGAAAGGTTAATTCCCTCGATAAAATAAAAATTTGTTTTTTTATTACCGAATTTAACGGGAATCAATTCGCCGCCATTTTTGGTTAACTTTTTGGCTTTGCGCCTTGCCGCCCTTGCCTTGGCCTTTGCTTCATTTTTTGGCTTTGGTTTTGCTAGGGTGCAGACTCTGCCGGTTGTGTTATTCCTGCTGTTTTTATTCACAGCAATTGTCTTTTCGTTCGCCGCGCCGTTCAACTGAGGGGCGGTTGTTTCTTTGTTTGTTGTATTAGTATTAGCCATTTTGGTTTTATCTGTTTATTTCGATAATGAGGCGGCGTTTTTGTTTCGATGCCGCCCCGTTACTATGTGGCGAAAGGCGATTGTCACCTTACATCGTTTAAGGTGACAGACAGGACCAAGACCAGGCAGGGGGGCGAGGGGGGTTTTGCTTTAGCGCCTGGAATATATATATACCTCTCTTCTCAACTTTCGGTCATTTTTTGATTTTCAACCCCCTACCCCTAAAAAAAACCCCGTGTGTCATATACGGGGGTGGCTAAAATACCCCCATATGGGATTTGTCCGGTTTATAGTCCGTAGATTTGAGGGATGGACTGATGTTATGCGCGTGGAGTTTGGTCAGTTGACGTGGAAACAGCGCATGTATCTGGCGAAGGACATCCTAAAAACGCTCATTACAGGCCGTAGGATTAGCCGTAGAGAGTTTTTCCGTAAGATGCGGGGGTGTGGAGGGTGTATTGTGTACGATAAAGCCTTGAAGAGGTGTCGTCCGTACACGGGACATGGTGCTGGCTGCGGTTGTTACATGCCTTACAAGGTGATTTTCGGTGGGAAATGCTGGGCAGACGAGAATGGCTTGAGTGATGAGGACGTTGGGTGGGGAGATTAGCTCTCAGTTTCGGTTAACATCTCGATATATTGGTCACGACAGTCATCAACCCACTTAAAAACCAGATGTTTAGCTAGTTCGCTGCTGGCATTAGCCTTTAGATCGGCGTGAATGTCGCTGGGTTTGTCTTCATCGATGTAAAAAGTAGCTGTGGCTACGACATCAATATAGTCCCTATGAGTGCAATAACTGTCTTCCCACTCGGAAGCCAGACATTCTGCTTTTAGTCCGAAAATATGGACATTAATGTGAGCCACTAACGCAGTATATCACCGTCTGGCTTGTTCTCTCAGGAGATTCTGTAGGCGCTGGTTGGTTCGTAGCTTAACTCTTGTGGATTTCTCGCGAACAACGCCGTTTTTGAGTACACGTTTGGGATATGGGAGTGTGTGAAGTGTCCCTATGTTGGATATGGTGACAGATTTCCCGTCGATGAGGGACTGAGCTACTAGGTGGTTGTGGTATTGGACAACGGATCGGACGACATCGAGGGGAACGCCAAGCTTTTTGGCGATATGTTTGCAATAGGTGGACGATCTGATTCGTTTACCTGTAATTTGGCGGGAATTCGTTGGGGTCGGGGTGTCTGAGTTCAAATTTTGGTAGTGCTAGGAATGAGTCTATGGCCAGAGCGGTTTGCCAGCAGTCTTTACAGAGGTGAGCGTCCACGGATTTGTCGTAATGGTGGCATTCTTTGGGGTGATCGCAGACGAAGCAGGATGCTTTGGTGGGTTTCGCCCTGCGAGAGATGTTAGATTTCTTCAACATGAAGTTGCTTCACCTTTTTCCCAAAGATTTAGGTTTCCGATTTGTGTCTGGATAACTGTCTGAAAAGGTGTCTGAGGTTTTTCTTTAAGAAGTCACTTAACCCCTGTATTCATTGGTTATCCTGCGTCTGATTAGTGTCTGAGTTGCTGTCTGACGAGGTGTCTGAAGGTTTCCGATTTTACTTCCTCCTCTTCTTTGGCTTTTGCCGGTTGGTTGCTTTGGTTTTATTTGAACCGGCTGGCTTATCAAACCAGCAATGAACTGCCCCTTTCATGTAGTTGGTGTTTTTACCAAACATGGATTGTCTGATGTTTCCATCTTTGTGGGCTTGCTCAAAGGAGTTGTCATCATATGTATTTATGGAATGACCCAGAGATGACATTTTGTCCGTCGTGTTTTGTTTGTTTTCGTTACTCATATTTCTTTTTTAGTTTATCAATGTTTGCTTGTTGTTGTTCCTTGTTAAGGTTTTTTTCTTTGGCTTCGGCTATTAGTTCACACCACTCATAGCCGGTCACTTTATTTATCCAATCTGGAACGGTGCTTCCTGGTTCGTAGGTTCTGTACAGGAACTCTCCTACTGTTGATTGGTATATATCCTGTAGTGTGCCGCGAAGGGCAGCGGTATTCTTCACGCTTATTTTTAATGGTTCCTCCGCGCTTGGGTTTGGTAGTTTAGAATCCTCATTCAGCCATTCAATGCGGGTAACCCATACATCCATCATTCCTCTTCCTCCTCGTCGTTTTCTTCTTCGCAATGTGGGCATTCGATTCCGTGCAGCCCTTGGTTTGTAAAAGTACGTCCGCAGTCTCTGCATTCATCTTCCCACTCAGGGTCGATGCAGTCGTATTCATCCCACATTGTTTTCCCTTTGCTTGGCGAGTTCGTAAGCGATGGCATCCTCTTCATCCATGATGATTATATCTTTAGCTTGTAAGGTTTCTTGGCTTCCAGTTTTTTGGTTAGTTCCTTGTCGAAGCATCGGATTCCGATGATGGCGCATTTGATTTCTGACTCTGTTGCTTTTGGATTGGCTAGGCATTGTTCTGCGTATTTTCTCCAATTGACTTCAGCTTGCGCTTTTTCGACCCAATAACTTATTTCCAAATCCCCCTGTGAACTAGAGTGGAGATGACTCCGTAGTTGACTGTGTCCTTGAAGGTGTCTTCCAGAGACTCATTGTTAGGTTCACCGCCTTCTCTCATTTTGGTTGTGATGAGATTGAATGCCCTTTGCACTTTGTCATTGGTGCGGAATGACACGCCTAGCAGATTGAAATCAACGTCCTTGGATGGGGCGATGTTGCTGGAGCCGTAGTCCTGTTGCTTTTTGTCTAGAAGACTCATGCATTCTAGGAACACTTGGACAGCTTCCTTTCCCATGTCGGTTTTGATTTCGAGGGCGGATACGATTTGGTTTTGTAGTTGTTCTATTTCCATAGTGCTAAAAATTGATTTCTGGGTCTGGGTAGGTTGTTGAGTAGTTTCCACATTGGGTGAAGTTCCCTTCGACTGTTCCGAAGAAAGCGCCTGAGATTGAGCCGTATGGGAGATGCAAGGCGCGTTTGACGCAGTCGGCATCGACGTTAAGGCTTGCGACTTCAAGGAGGTTTTCAAGACCTTCCCCGTGAAAAAAAGATATGAGTGATTGTATGTCACAGGGTTCGCTTAGACCTAGTCCGAGTCTGCCGGTGTTGGTTTTGAAATTGTGATATATCTTGGAGGTATCGACGGAGTCTCCACGGATATAACCGGAGGACACGCACAGTTGGTAGTCCTCTACTGCCCGAAGAATCACCATCAGAACTAACATCCTGCATTGATCTTCGATTAGTGGGAATTCGTCCGCCAGCATACATTATTCGTATTCAGTAAATTTAGGCGCAGATTCAAAGAGGGTGTACTCCTTGAAGAAAGTTAGATCGCAGATTGAGCCGGATTCTCCTTCGCGAACTTTGGCAAGGTCCAGTCGAGCCGGTACGATGTTTGCGTCGTGAGATTCCTCTGGGTTATGGGGGTATAGGAAGCCGACAACATCAGCGTCCTGCTCTAGGTTGCCGCTGTCCTTTAGGTCTGAAAGTCGTGGGCGACGATCTTGTGATTCAAAGGTGCGCGACATCTGAGCTAGTGCCACGACAACGACGTTGAGTTCCTTGGCCATAGCCTTGAGAGTTTCAGAGACGTAACCTACTTCATAATTCTTTTTGTCGATTCCCTTCGGCCCACGAACCAGTTGGAGATAGTCGATGAATATGACTTTGACTTTCTCCTTACGAACCATCCGTCTGGCGCGGGAAAAGATTTGGTTGATGTTGATACCTCCCCTGTCATCGATGACGAGAGGTGACTTCATCAGCGTGGGGATGATCTCCGCCATTTTCTTTTGCTGCTCAACGGTCAGCCTGCTTTTGGCTTGCATGACTCGGCGCATGTTGACTTTGCACAAGCCACCTATCATGCGGGTGTTGAGTTGATCGCGGGTCATTTCAAGGGAGAATATCCCGACAGGAGTAGGGTCACCGTAGGGCGGAAACAGCAGATTGCTGGCGATATTAAGGGCAAACGATGTTTTACCAATTCCTGGTCTGGCAGCGATAATGATTAGCTGGCCAGCGTGTAATCCTCCGGTGTAATGATCGAAGTCTGGAAAGTGTGTGCGGATGCCGGTTTGGACAGACTCACCGGCAGCGGCTTTCTCCATGTTACCGGCGATGCGAATGAGTGAATCCTGCTGGGTTTCCTCCTTGGATTCCGCTTCGTTGGATAGAGAGAATATTTCGTTCTCAACCTCGTTGACGACTAGGTCAAGTGCGGTGGTATCCATGTACGCTGCGTCAAGTATCCGTGTTGCCCCGCTAATAGCCCTTCTAGCGAATTTCTTTTCCTTTAGGATGTCGTACCAGTACTGGAGATTAAATGCGCTAGGAGTGGAATCCTGTAGCTCTGTGAGGTAGGACGGCCCACCAATCTTGCTTAAAGTCTTTTTCTCTCCCAGATAGTGAACAAGTGTCTGGATATCCACAGGCTTATTCGCATTCATCATGGAGATGAATGATTCCCATAAAAGCTGATGCCTGTGATCAGCGAACCATTCCTCTGAAACCTTCGGCTCAAGCGCGACAGCTTCGTCCATAGCACCGAGGAGAATGCAGCCAAGAAATCCTTGTTCTGCTTCATTACTCCTTGGTGGCTGGCGATTAGTCATCTCGTTGAGCTTTTAGTTCCTTGATCTGAAGGGAGATTCTTTCCCTCTCTTCCTTGCTGTGTGTCCGAAGGAGTTCGTCCTGTAATCCGCCTATGACTTCATCGAGCTTCCATGAGGGTATTTTGTTTTTAGTTTTTGCCGGAACAGCTACCCCGAAATCCTTTTTCTCAAAACAACCCACCCAGTTGTTGAGAACCGAGTGATCGAGACTAGCTGCCGCCTTACCGGCTGATTCAGATTCCCAGCCGGTTAAAAGCTTCAGCAACTTGTCCAGTCCTTGGTCGGTGTAATTCTTAGCGCCTTTAGCCCTGCGATGTTCCAGATAACCTTTCAACGCTTTGACCGTTTCATCTCCTCTGAGGCTTTCTGGGAGTAGTGTTCGGTCTACAAAGATATCTATATGTTTTTTATTTTTACTTTTACTTTTCTTTTTAACCAACTTTGTTGACGTTTCACTACTTTGATCAGTACTTCCATCAGTACTTTGGGTACTACTTTGGACAGTACTTTGATCAGTACTTTGGATAGTACTACTAGCCCGTAATTGGTCAGGATGTTTGACCTCTGAGATGTCGTTGATTTCGTATCTCGGAGTACTGGTCTGTGACCCGTTTTTGTACGAGATCAGACCTTGATCGTGTAGTCGTTCACGCGATAGCTGAAGCTGGCGTAAGGAGACGCCAAGCAGATTCATCAGCCACTTATTTGAGAGGGTAAATTCCCCTCCTCCAAACCTGACACTACTGTCCAAAAGGCAGTAATACAGGTCGCAGTCAGTCGGTTTGAATTCGATGCCGTTCCTTCGCCAAGTCCAGAATTGGAATAGGCAATTAGTCGCTGACATCCTCCTCTGCCTCCCCCTGTGGCTGAACAGCGTTTAGAGCCTCGCGTAGGAGTTTCCACCCCTCTGTGCCGCCGAGAATTTCATCTGCTTTAGGTTCGCCTGCTATGTCGTAGCAGAACGCATTACAGGTAACGACAAGAGCCGCAATGATGAACTTGTCATCTTCATTCAAATCCGTCTTGTCAACGATTCTGGGCAAGTCTCTAACTGAAGCGCCATTTGCTAGATGAGCCATTAAATTAAACGATTCCCTAACTTCTTTCTTCGCAAGGGTTTCGTTTACCATTTGGCCGTTCAATTCGATTAAATCTTGGCCACTATCTGTTGTAGTTTTGTTTTTGTCGTCCATGATTAAAAAAAAATAATATCCCCATGCAGGATGGATTAGCCGCCCCCTGCATGGGGTTTAGTGGCGTCCAGCAACCGCGCTGGATTGTTCCACTAAATTGATAGCCCCACCCACAGACCACCCTTAACCATTTGGAAAACACCAAAAAACAAATGGCAGACGTGCGGAACCAATCGCGTCTGATTTGATCTGTACTATGAACGGGTGGGGCTAAATTCATTGGTTGATTTTATTTAGCGTTATGATTGCTCCCTCTTTTCCTTTTGGAACTCGCTTTACGCGAACGTGTATTTGGTCGATCTCCCTCACCGAATCGTCGGACGGCAGAGACGAGGCAATCCATGATTGTATTGATTGCCCCGTCTGGGTCGCGGCGTCGGTTGTCTGATACAAGGAGATCAATTGACACACGAAATCTTGCACTATCGCCTTCATCTGGTTTTTTGCCTTTGGGACTGTGACCAACATATTCCTCCAACAAGCTTTGCAGTTCTTGAAGTTTATGATGTGGCCATGTCCCTGTATCACCAGATGAATCATTTTTATTTACAGGCAAATTAGAAAGGTACGTCGTCGTCTTTTTTCGGTGCAGCTTTAGGAGCTTCGTTTGGTTCGCCTCCTCCAAGCCTTCCCTGCTTCAGCATCTTTGTAATGATGATGGATAGTTTTTCTCTTTTCTTGCCCGTCTCCTTGTCCTCCCAGCTATCCATATCGATCTCGCCTTCGATCAGAACGTGTTGTCCCTTGTCGAATCGTTCAGCAATAGCTGGCCCACGCTCACCCCATATTTTGCAAGGCACAAAACTTACCTTCTCCTGCCACTCGCCACTCTTGTCCTTCCATGACTTGTTAACAGCTAATGAACACTCTGTAACTGTAGTTCCGCTTGGCAGTTCCTTGGTTTCCGGTTTTCTTGTGAGGTGTCCGGTTAACACCGTTCTGTTGTAGTTACTCATACTAATCTATTTTTTTAGTCTTATCTTCCAATACGGCAAAAGTCTTGTTGCCTCTTGGCAAAAACTCCTGCGGTAAATCATTTCCAGTTATGTCCTTAAACAACGCCTTGGCTTTAGGAACTGTGATGCTGCATTGCTCCAGAACTTTTGTGATGTCGTAATTCCTAACGGTGCTTTGCATTGCCACCTCTGCAAAAAAATCATTACTTACAAATTGTCTGCCGTTGCGTTCCGATAACCTGTAGCCAGGAACCTCGCCTCCGCTTTCAAGTGTGGATTTTGTCAGCTTGTCCACGCCGTCTATCCACGCCTTGAAAATTGGAACGAGCTTCTTGGCTGCGGATAATCTTTCTGGGCAATCGAAGTTGACGATCAAGCCGCCTTTAATTGCTTCAACCATCAGATCATTCACACCGCTGCAACCGGCCAGATTAGCGCACCACTTGCAGTACTCATTTGCTGTCGGCGTTTTGTTTTCTGAATTAACTATCTCAAAAATTGATGTGACATATTCATCAGCTTCATCTGCCGTGATTGTCCACACATCGGCGCGTTGGGTTTGTCCGTAAAGGACATGGCACGTCAGTTCCTCTTTAAATGTTTTCTGCATCCACGCAGCCGCATATCCGTTTAGCTGTGGGCGGTAGTAGCCTTCTGAAGATTCCTTGTAATCGAGGATGTGGTTGCCAACGATTACGTCAGCGTATCCAGAGTAAAGAACTTCACCGTCACGTTCATAACTGACGTTCTCTTCAAGCAGGCACTCCTCGCCTTTAGCGACATCGAGGACGTACTCGTATGCCCACTCTACTCCTGTATTTGGTGCAGATTGCATTGTTCTATTTGGTAACATTCACGGCCATAAATTTCTTTGAGGTTTTCATTTTTAAAAACCTCATCTGCTGTGGCGTATCCAACAATTTCAAATGCCGGAACTTCTCCTATTACTAAAATATAATATTTAGTGTTAGAGGTGTTCTTGTCCTTGTTAACGATCAGCTTGCCGGTCTTGTACTGGGTGCATTTGATGTCCACCTCATCACCATTGATTAACGTAAAGTCGCTTCCCCCCTGCCGTGGGTTGGTGGAAAAATCTGGGTAGAGGTTTTTGTATTTAGCGAATGCCATTTCAGCCCCCACACCGTTTAGGTCTGTTTTCCAACACGATTGCGGCCCACCTTTACGGTCAACAACTCCAGAGGCTCTGTTGACTGTGTAACGTAGAATTGCGGAGACGGATGCGACAGCCGTCTCGCCTTCATTCAATGTTATTTTTACGGACACTCTCGTTGTATGATTTTAACTTTTCTTCCAAAAGCTCGTGGCTTTGAGTTCCAATCAGAGCGTACTTACTTGGCGCTGGGTCGCTCTTGTACAGGCTGCACTTTTTTATTTTCGCCCATGTGCTGGGGCTGTGAGGGTGATGACCCCTTTCCTCCATTGTTTCTCCTGAGTTGCCCGATTCTGATGAGTCTGAAGCTGCCATAATCTTTTACTTCCACGTTTCCAAAAACTTCTCTGGGGTGAGTTTGCTTTCTTTAAATTTACGCATCATCTGCATATCGTCAGTAGTCTCCGGTGACCACCTACCCTTTAAAATGTTGAGTCTTAATTTGCGTGAAACCTTCTTATTTATTTCATTATAACCAAGAGGGTTATCCAGAGAGTGGTAGCTGTAATGCCCAGCCTCTGATTGCTGAAATGTTTCATGGTTTGAGTTAGCCATTATTAAATTAAATAGGACAGGTGTTCATCAAAAGGCCGCATTTAGGGGGGATGGCATATGCATTCGTGTCCAACCATCTATGCGGTACAACGAGCAATGAGCGTTGTATTTGTATGCCATATGCGAACCTCGTTCGGAGTTCTCCTCTCGACTCTATTCCTGTCCAAATTTTTACGATATTGCTTCCAAGAACTTCTCAGAGTTTTTGATGGCTCTCTCCGCAATACTGTGCGGCATGTTCCTCCACGTCTGTTTAGTCGTGATGTGCTTTTCCTTTTTCAACCAGTTATCGAGATTAACCTCTTTGCCGCTGATGATTGGCTCAAGCTGAGTTTGTAGCGCGGCGTCTAGCGAATACTCCTTCGGGGCGTCTCCGCTGCCGCACCAAGCAATGATTTGCTTTGCGACTTCAGCGTCTGGCTTACTGATGACTTTCCCAGATAATTCAGCCATACGGCTCTTGGTGATCACCAACTGGTTGTCGATGTTCATCTCGCCCATTATGTCGAACTCGTATTCAACTGAATCCCGCTGAACCGGAGCCATGCCGAGACGAGCTACGGTAAATTTACCCTGTTCGTTTTTGCCTGCCTCATACTGTTGCTTCTGTCGCATCGTTGCGATGACGTGACATTCAGCCGACAATATTGAGGCGATGAGTCGGTCATGTATTGGGGTGACCTTTCCCCATGCCATGTAACTATTCCCCTTGCACCTTGCTGCTTCCTGGTCTGCCAATTGCAAGCAGCCGTTTTTCCCGTTCCAAGCGTGAGTGAGCGAATCGATGACGACACAATCGTAGTCCGACTCTGCCGCCCTAATCGCCTCTGCAAACTTGTCTGGATGGTGGTTATCCAGTTCCAATACATCGAAATCAAAAATGTCAGCATACTTAGACGCTGAACCTTTTTCGGTATCAATGACCGCCGTCTTCCCAATGGTGGTTCCAAATAGGAGAGAAGTGTATGTTTTACCGGAGCCGGAGACTCCTGCTAATGCCATTCGTAATTTGGCCTGCTCTTTTGTTGCTTTTTTGAACATAGTTTATGTTGTTAGTTCTCGTACTGTTTGCGATGTAAATCGTATTGCCCCTCCTATCTTTTTAAATGGGAGGACACCTCTTTGCGTCATCTGGTAAATTGTGGATTGCCCCATTTTGGTCAGGGCTGAAACCTCCTTGATGGTGAACATTTCCTCCACCCCCTTGATTTCAATAGGCCGTGATGGCTCAACCTCAATTGCTAAATCGTCCCAAGCCATTATTTCTCAAAATACTGGTGAACGGCTGCGCGAAGGAAGTTGCTAATGCTGGGCTTGCCCTTACCGTTTAAGTGCAACTTTGCCCCAGCGTTTATTAACTTCCCTGTTTCCTTGTCATACGCAAAGCCTGTGGTTTTCTCTTTTTTTTCTTTCATCCGCTTTGTTGGCACTCGGAAAGTGAAAACTTTTTTTGATGATATCGCAACAAGTTTTTTTATGTGGGTTTCATTTTTTTAAAAAAAAATTTGACAACGCATGAAACTGCACTATTTTGAAGCCGGTTCGCATATTTCTTTTAAAGAAATTTTTTTAAAGAGCCGGTAGCAAAAACACTTATTTTGAAACCTAAGAAAACAAACAGAGCCTTTAGATGCACAGACACTCTATACTCAATGATTGAGCAAGCTTCTGCATCTGAGGAAATGTCAATTAACCAATGGATAGAGTATGCTATCCGTAGGCAATTAAAGGAGGGAGTGCAACAAGATGCATTAGATGTTAGCGAAGCGGCTCAAATCGCAACTGCCGATGCGCTAACATCAATCGCTTCAACCATCGAAAGCACTCAAAAGAAAATGAGCGATAACCTAGCACGGCTTCACCGTGAGCTTGCTGCCGTTAAGACAAAACGAAAGGTAATAAACAAACAAACTAGAAAATAAAAATATGTTAAGTGACCAAGATAATAACCAAAAAGCAATTATTGTAAATCAATCTCTTGCTGAAGATGCAGCAGATGTTCGCCATGATATTGGTGAAGCAACAGCAGATACTAGGTGTGACCATATAACACACCGAATAGGACGGGAGGGCTGGCAGATCATCGCGGTGGTTGTGGCCTTGGCGGTACTCTATGTCTGCTACGAGGTGGGAATACGCAAACAGACTGAACAAGCAAATCGCCAACTGCAACGTCAAATAACCAAGCTGGAAAAAAGCGTAAAAAAAGGCGGGCAGGTCGTAGTTTGGTTTGATAAACAGAGGAAGTATACCAACAAGCGTTTTGAGCAGGTGGACATGAAATACCCTGCCCAATATGAGAGGTGGGCCGCAGACGGCAGCGTCATCGAGAGATGGCATTGGCGAGTTGAAGGAAAGCCTGAGACTTATCGCTTTGGCGATAGGATACAAAGATGTGTGGCGATATATAAAAAGGGTATCTTTGCCGGATACAGGGCGTACTCTATGGAGGACTACCCCACCGACGATTGGAAACCAGCGGCAGTAAACAAAGTTAAAGCAGATAGTTTGGTGCTGCGCGTTATTGGGTCGAGAAAAGAAATATCCCATGTCGGAGGCATAGGTTGGTCGTTGGTTTTTGAGGAGGGGAAATTCAAGTGCTTGAGAAAAAACGACCTTAATGGAGTAAATAAAACCTACGAACCAGACCTAGATCAAGCCGTAGGAATGTTCAACATGGTTGATTATGATCGAGACGAGCTTCATCAGATTGCCTCGGAGAATGAGGATTTGCAGAAACTTCAATTCGCCGCACTACTTCAAGAAGATAAAGAAAATTTTGCGAGGCTGATTGATGAACTGCCAGAAAAACAAAGGAAAGATTGGGACAATTTTGTTAAATGGGTTGACGAAAACCCTAGTAAAGAATTTGTGCCAACAGAAGAAGATAAAACCCTCGATAGTAGCACGGTCAGCAATGAGTAACTGGACACAATGGAGTAACGGCAACCGCTCGCAAAACAAAGCGGCGGAGGAGATGGCTTTTAGGTTTAAGACTGATCGTAAGAAGGGATATTCCTTTACATATTATTCTAGCTCTACTCATAGCAGAGCTAATCAAAAGTTTAGCAGTCGAAAGGACATGAAGTCCCTTAATGAATTCGCCAAGACTTTATGTGACAAATGGAAAAAGGATGAATCTGTTTCGGCATCGCAAGCTGATATGAATGAACTTGGTGACATTAAGCGAATGCTGAAGGATGCGAAGATTTCCAAGCGACCTCTGGTGATCATAGAGGAGTACATTGAGCATCAAAACAAACTACTCCAGTTTGCAGACCAGGAAGTTGAAGATTCTATTAAGGAGTATTTGGATGATAAAAATGATTACGGGATAACATCAGATCAGTTAACAGCAACAGAGCGTCATCTGAATGCTATTCTCCAACCTTGGTTTGGAAAATCTCTCAGGCAAATACGAGCGGCAGAATTGATAAAAAGATTTAAAACCTTGTGGAATAAAAACCGTGCTTCTGGTAATTGGAAAAGAGCAACGTATGATAAATATCTAACAGCAGTTAAAGGGTTCCTCAAATGGGGGCAGTCTCAGGAGCCGTCATTGGTAGACCCAGCATTCCCTCTTGTTAAATTAAAACGGAAGTCAGGCAAGGACAACACGTCAATGTCCTATGCTTCAAACGTCAAATATTTTTCACCAGAGGATGTGTGCAAAATCTTAAAAGCATCGAAGCCGAATCCCAAGGGCTTGGAAGGTCGTAGTCTCAAACCGCTGCTAAAGGATAACTTAAATGACGATGAGTTAGCTAAAATGATTTGGAGTCAGCCAATTATTCATGTCGCAAAATCCATTGGGATTAGTGATTCGGCGGTTTACAAACAATGTAAAAGACGAGGGATTCCTACACCCCCAAGTGGATTCTGGGCGAAAGTTCAATACGGAAAAATTCCTAACCCTAAAGGAAAAATGCCAAAAGAGTTTGCGGGGTTGTATCGTTCCAGAACCAGAATAAAAACTGATTCTCTTTATCTCTCTTATGATTGGATGCCTGTGCTGGTAATGCAGTTTTTTGGAGCCTGTCGGCCATCTGAGGCGATGCTTTTACAATGGAATGCTTTTAACTGGTATGACGGGGTTGTTGTTGTCAACAAGCGTAAACTTGGAGGCGGCCCAAGGTACGTTAAAATGAAACCGAATTTGATTAAAATGTTAAAGCCTTACTATGAAGAGGCAGACGGTAAAGGTGGGCTGCTGCCAACAAAACTTGGAGATGAGCTTTACCCTTTGCTTTACGAGTGCGCGGCACAGGCATCGTCTGGGCAGGGCGAAATTAAGGACGAGGATAAAAAGGCATTTGAGAAAAAATACAAATCTGTGCGGAATAGTGCGGCTCAAGCCACCAAAGACATTGCCAGATTAACAAATGTGAAATGGATTAAAAACGGCCCACGCCACAGCTATGGGACATACCGTTACAGAGATTTATATGAAGTGATTAACGGCTCAGAGGATGCCCGAACCAATCACGCAAAGGAACAATTGAGGCTGGAAATGCACACAGGAGATGATTGTTTGGACAAAAATTACATTGGAGCGGGAGTAGGGTTGAAACAGGTAGAGGAATACTTCTCAATCGCGGCTTAAAATACCATACGATTACCATACGATTTCCCGTCAAAACTCACTATTTGCCACTAAATCTCGGAATCGTGACAGGACACAGTTTTCCCCTAAAAACTGCAAAAAACATTAGGAAATAAGGGAAAAAGAATGGTGGGTCGGGTGAGACTCGAACTCACAACCAACGGCTTAAAAGGCCGCTGATGTTAAATCTATATGTAATTGCGGCTCAACTACTTACGCCATTCAAAAATGAATCTGAAAAAAAATACCATACTATTACCATACTATTTTTTCACTTTTCGAGCAGTTCCCATGCGTTTTCGTACTCTCTGTACCGTGCGGAATTGTCGTAAACCTTGACGGTGAATTTATCCAGATCACCAAAGGGGAATATCCAGAATCGGTGGCTGTCGAGGGCAACGCAAATGAAGAAGTCTAATTCACCTGACTCGTATTTGTGTTTGAAAGATTTGCCCTTGGCTATCTGGAACTGGTAGTGGGGAGTCGTGTTCTCGTAGGAATGTTTTTCAAGGGTTGATTTGACTTGGATGCGCCACCGTCGATCACCTTTGACAGCGATCAGATCGAACACCGAGGAGTCGATAGGGAGGGCAATGTCCCAGCCGTTCTCGATGAGCTTTTCAGCCGCCAGCAGTTCCCCTCGTTTCCCCGTGGCGAGCATCCCGCATTCAATTACCCCTCTCGACCATTGCCTCCACGTCAGCCAAGGTTTTCAATGCGTCACGGACAAACTCAGTAGCCTCATCGCTGGCCCTGACAGCGTCCCTAAAGCCTTTCGGGTGACGCTCTATGAGCCGATCAACATTATTTAGTTTCGTCGTCGTGCAGCCTGTCCCTATCGTGAGGACTAGCCAGAGCGTCAGCAATGGCATCGTCCACGCGAGAGTGCTTGGCTTCACGTCTTTGTTCTGCTTGAGCATATCGCATTGTCTCCTCCAGCTTGGCCAAAATCTTAGCCAGTCCTGGTATTGATTTCAGCAATGCCAAGAGCCAAGCCATTAGGCTTTCTTCTTCGCTTTAGCCTTAACCGTTGAGGCACTAACCTTAATTGCTGCCTCGGCAGCGGACGCCGCTTCAGTAGCCTCGCTAACCTTGGCATCTGTTTTGGAGATGCCGTGGCGAAGGAATATGCTGAGAACAGACATCACGATGACGTTTATCGCGTCAGGCCATGCCATGCTTCCCTCAAGGGCTGCGCCTGTCGATGCAAGCGCGGCTCCTAAAGCGGTGATTACAGTCTTACTTTTTAACATTATTTAGACTCCTGTTTGGTTTTCTCGATTGCCCCAATTTTCACCTCGGTGACAGAGTTTGTCCCTTTGATGGTGAGACTGGGGAATGGCAGATCGAGTGAGAGATACGGAATTTTAAAATTGATTCCGTCTGACGATATTCCTGCATCCGGCAGAACTCCTGCCTTTGCCCCAATGCAAAGGGACGGAATTGCCCATGACAGTTTTTGACCAAACAAAGTTAAGTTTGGTTTTGGTTTCAGACCGGCTCCGAAAAGTCCGCCTGCGTTCACCGTACTCGCAGTTGCGAGCAGGGCCGTGAATAGAATAAGTTTTTTCATTTTTCTTTATTCTGTTTGATGAGGTACTTGATTCTAAGAACGACGTAAATAAAGGATGCAAGGCTAACAAGGATTTTAAAAACAAGATCGAGGGGTTCTAAATACCACCCCCCGAACGCAAGCCCTGTAGCCAAGCAAACTTTTATATCGTCAATTAGATTCAACGTCATCAGCCTCACCATCGGTGGGCATTTGTATTGGAGGATTGTTTGATTGATCTGTAGACAATCCGGCGTGATCAGCCAATACTTGTATCGCTTGATCACGCTGTCTGCCCGAAGGACCATCAACCAATGCTCGATCTGCAATCTGTGCAAGAATCTGCACAGCTTGTTTTACCTGTTCTGTTATCTCTGCCATATCGATTTTGCTCGCTTATTGTGTAAGCATCAGTATTTTAAGGTTACACCTGTAAGTCTTCAAGGGATTTATTCCTCGCCTCCAGATTCCTCCTCACTAGACTCCTCCGCTTCCTCCTCGCTAGACTCCTCCGCTGGAGGCTCTACCGCTGGATTAGCAGGGCTACCAACTGCTGGATTCACGCTTAAATCCAAAGTGATTTTCGGCACTTCAAAATTTTCTGGAGGAACATCACGCAATTTGGATGCTTCAATTTTTGCGTCGATCAATGCCTTGAATCCTTGATCTGCAACAAATTGTGAAACCAATTCTGACGCTTTTTCTGGGGTTGCTACGTCAGTCAGCAGAGGTTTATTGTCTTCCAGATTTAGCACACCATCCTCGTATCCGTTGTGCCTATCATTTGATTCGTCTACTCCTGTCATTCCAATGATGATTTTGCAGACCCGACTCGTATCGTCACACGAACACATGGGTTCGTACCGGCATATATCATATATGTTAGCCATATTATTTTTTAGTTTTCATTGGCATCAGTAAAGGGCCGTCCCAGTTTGCTGGCACTACTAAGTCCTCTGTTCTGCTACCAAAATCAAAAATGCTTTTCTCCTCCTGACTCGGATGTGTTGGGTAGTATTCTATGTCCACTCCCCCGAAGTCCGCTTCAAAACTCTTTATGTTCTGACACCCGCTACCCACCCAAATGGTGAATATGCTGAGTGCGATTATTGTTATCCATCGTTTCATTTTCTTGTCCTTGGTCTTCCTCGTTTTGGTTTATCAACTATCTCCACCTTTTGTGGATCAGGGGCTATGGGTATTTCCATTGTTCCTACAAATTGAGGGTCGCCCCCCTTTGGCAGATATGGTTCACCACCGTTCTTTGGCAGCGCCTTCTCCACAACCAGGTCTTTTAGTTTTTCATTTGGAACGACCATCTTGGATTTTCGGTCGGTCATATATAGCGTGGTTGATCTTATCCCAACGCGAACTATACGCGCCTGTCTGCCGCTAATGTACAGAACTTCGTCTGCTCTCCAATGTGAGCCAAAGCAAACAGCTATCCCTGCGACAAAGTTCATCACCGTGTCTTTAAGGAACAGCATCACAACGGCGGCAATAAGCAGCCATGCGTATTCTCCAACAAGGTTTTTAGCCACGCCCTCCATGACTTCCTTGTTTGCTAATTGTTCTACTAAATTCGTTTCCATCTCAAGGTTCAGTTGCGTGGCATTCGTAACAACGATTAACCACATTCAAAGTTTCGTATATGTCTTCTGACTCTCTAATC